AGCAAAGTATAATGCATCAGCGATAGTAGACTTACCAACGCCATTGCGTCTATCTTCTTTATCTCTATTGATACCAGTAATGATATGCAAGCCTTGCTTAAAATCTACTGAAACTACTTCTTCGCCAACAGACAAGAAATTTTTAATCTTTAGTTTCTGAAAGGTTACAAATTTCATAATTTAGATCTATTATATAAACTAGTTGTATATTCTACAACTTCTTTCTTGTTGTTTATATCTAACATATTAACAAATTCTTGAATGGCTTTAGTTATATCCACTCCAGATAAATCTAAGTCAGCATCTTCATTTACTTTAATCTTGTTATAATTAATATCATAATCAACATGTAAGTCATTAGGTTTAAACGTTGTAATCTTAGCAACTAATGAATCCAAATGATCTGAACTTATATTGCGATCAATAACTAACTTAATAATATTATTTGATACAAATGAGTTAAACTCTTTATCAACCTCTTTAAGAGTAATTAGTTTTGATAAAAATATCTTTATATGCTTCGGAGTAAACGTACTCTCAATAAATTCATAAGACGATTTAGTTATATCTAGAATGTAATATCCTTTGCGTTGATAACTATCACCAAAATCCATTTCAAAAGGATTACCAACATACACTATAGTACTATTACTATACTTTTTTTCATCTCTTAAATGAAAATGTCCAGAAAAGATTAACGGTGCTTTAGATAATAAGATACTTGGATCATCGCCATGCTCACATATCTTAAAAGCATTCATCTTAAAGTTTTGTAGCTCAAAATGACCAAATATAATATCAGTATTAGGTATAGAGTCTATCTTAGTACCCCAAGGACAAAACGTTAATCTCTTATTAAATGCTTCGATCTCATGTATTGTATCATATACAAATACGTTTTTACGACCTTTTAAAATGGATAAGCTATTAATCTCAGAGGTTTCTTTATAATAACAGTCATGATTACCTGTAATCATATGAACCTTAAAATCCTTTAGTATATCAAGTGCCTGATTAGCAGCATTGAGAGATACTAAACTAATTTCATCCCGGTAATGAAAAAAGTCCCCACAAAATATAACGTCAGTTATACCTTTATCAGTTAGATCTTTTTTAAACCAGTTTATCCATTCAATCGATACATCAATCCAAAAACTCGAGTTTTGGTGAATACCAATATGAATATCTGTAAATATCGCTACCTTATTATTCATTATTTGAGCTCACGGAGTCATCACTATCATCTCCTGATTCGTAGCTATCTGGTTTAACATATATATTATGTTCAGAACTAGCTGCCATCTCTTGTTCATAAAATCTACTTCTATATTCATTTAATGCTTCAGTATGTTTCTTTTCCTTTTTAATTCTATTAATAAAGGCATGAAAAGCAATTGTAGTAAAATATGAAAAAGGATTATATTCAGAAGTAACATCAAACTTATGATTCTTTACTGCAGTAAACATTTTTACAATAGCATCTCCAATCATTTCATCTTTATAAGTATAGTTAATAAAATTAGATGAATAGCTAAGACCGTAAGCTATCTTGCTTACTGATTCTGCAATTGCAGATTCATTTATATTCTTACTATAGTAATCAACAAGTTGTTGTTTGAAGACAACCGGGTCAATATAATATTCTGTCTTTTTAGGTTTAGGACCTCGTTTAGCCATATATTAATTGTAGTTTATAACTGTTACTTTTCAACCAGTTCTCCAATTTTATACTGTATTTTTTCTTGTGTATATATTTCTTGGCGTCTTGTTGCATGAGCTGAACTATATTTAATATTGTCGGCTAAATCTATAATTATAAGCTTTTCTTTATTTGGATTTAATCTTAACCCTCTACCTATTGATTGAATGGTACGTATAAAGCTCTTACCGCCAGATGCAAATACAATCATATGAAGGTTTCTAATATTTACGCCAGTTGAAAATATAGCGCTAATAGCTATGCAAACAACATTATTATTATCTTCCATCTCTTTAATAACTCTAGCCCGTTCTTCAACCTCAACTTCACCTCTTATAAAATACACTTTACGGTTAGGTTGTTCTGAAGTAAGATGCTTATATAGAGCCTCTCCGTGAACTATATGATTAACAAGTATCAATACGTTACTTGCACACTTCTCACTAACAGCTTTAATTACATCATTCCTGTATTTGTTACTATAAATGAAGTCTAGTTCATTACGAAACTTATTTGTGTTAGGTAAATGCTGAACTTTATTAATGTAATTAATTTTTAATATTTTAATCTCAGCATTAGTTAAATAGCTCTCAACCCGTAAATCGTAGCTATTCTTTTCATAAAAAACACTACCAAGTTTACCTAAGATATTCCATTCATCAACTTTAGTATCAGGTAACGTACCAGTTAAACCAAACTTATTAACTGTCTTTACTGCACTAATTATCTTACAAATTTTATTACCTTTCTTTAACTTATGACACTCATCAACAACTAAAACATCAACGTCTTTTATCCATTCATTTTCATCAAACCTACTTTGTAGTACACCCATATTAGCAATTATAACATTACTAGTTAAGTCTGGATCTATACTGCCCGTCCATCTTGTTGCTTTAAACAAAACACTATATTGTAAAAAATCGTTATATGTTTGATCAACAAGAGTTAAGTCTGGTACAACTAATAAACATTTTAACTTACTTTTCTTACTAATGAATATTGATGATAATAAGGATGCTATAGTTAATGTCTTACCACCACCAGTACCAAGCTTTATAATACCTCTACCAAATGATATGGCTTGTGTTATAATATCTAATTGATAATCTCTTAGTTTTAACTCTAAGTTATCATATACTACGCAATTAGGTATGCCTGGCTTAACTATCTCTTTTATTTTATTATCAACGTTTACTTCAACGTTTGGATATACATTTTTAATGTATCTTAAAAACTCATAAAATAATCCTGGTTCAAAGAGACCTGTTGGAGTAATACAATAAGTTCTATCTGCTATAAATCCTCTACCTCTAAATCTTTTCATAAAGAATGCATTTTCATTCTTTACACTAAAGTACTCTCGTATTTCTTCGAAGTGATCTCCGGTAATACGACATAATCGTCTGTTAGGAAAATATTCGAATTGTATCATTACAGTTGTTCTAACTTCATTATTTCTATTATGTTCTTTATATCGTATGTGAGAGATGAAAATATCTTCTCAGTTTTTTCTAGAAATTCTATTATAAGCTTCTCTTCGTTAATTTTAACTTGTATCTCTCTAATCATTCCACTATCATCAGATGTTTTATCAACAGTATACGTAGAGAGCTTAACTGGAGATTGATCATGAATCTGGTCCATGATTTGTTTCTTAAGATCTAATTTTTTATTCTCTAGAGATTGTAAGTTTCGCTTGTGATTTATAAGTCTGCTTACCCAGAAGTGTTTTCGGCCTGGAGATTTGAGCGAAGCTTCTTTAATATTGAATTGATCAATCTTCAGATCTTCTTCTATCTCGGTTATATATCTTTCCAACATCTCCATCAAACGATTATAAATATATAATATCAGAAATCAACATGTCAACCTATAAAAAATATTTTTATAAAGCTTTAACTGAAAGTGGTCCGGATTACATAGCCTCAGTACCTAATACAGCTGGTCAAGGTGGCGCTGTTGGCAATGCACCTTCAATGTATGCTGGAGGCACAGCTTCAGGTACACCTGGCACTGATACATACGCTACCGGTGATTTTCGTAACCCGTTCGGTATGGGTGTACGTAGAAGACGCAAACCTAAAAAACGTAAGAAGAAGAAATGATAGACTTAGGCCACTGGATAACAAGCTTAGTTATAACCCCAGATGCATCTCCATATGGCTTTATATATGTTATAACTAACTTAATTGATAATAAGAGATATTTTGGTAAAAAGCAAATTAAAACAATTAAGAAGTTAAAACCTTTAAAAGGTAAGAAAAATAAAAGACATTTTGATGCTGAAACAGACTGGAAGACGTATATGTCTTCTTCAAATGATTTAAATGAAGATATTGTTAAATTAGGAAAGGATAATTTTAAGTTTGAAATAATTAGATTTTGTGATAGTAAGTTTGAGTTAGCATATTTTGAAGCAAAGATACAATTTGATAATGAAGTATTGTTAAAAGATGGCTTTTATAATGGTATTATAAATTGTAGAATTGGAAGAGCTCCTAGATCTTTACTGGAAAAGTTATAACATATAAACATGTTACTAATTGAGATACCACAAAAAAACCTTACACTTATTAATTTTAATACTCATTTAGAGAGTATTAGTAAGGTTATAAACATAGATTTACGTAAGTATAACCTTGCAGATGAAAAAATTACTAATAAGGATGTAAAGAGAATAATATATTTTCTCTCTCCCTCCTCT